GACAGCCTGACCACGATCTAGGGAGTTTCAATGCCTACAAAGAGTAAGGCGATGCCGACGTTTGCTGCTGCGGCTCGACGTCGTCTGAGCATGAAGAAGGGCAGTGTCGTCAAGCCGGGGAAGATCGGCAGCAAGATGACGTCGATGCCCTCCGGGCGAGCGATCTCCACCCCTACCAAGGTAGGTGCTCCCAAAGTGTTGGGGGCAGCACAGGGCAAGGGCTCGCCGTTCCAGCAGGCAGTGGCTCGCCGTATTGCGAGTCGGACCGGCAAGAGCGTCAGTTCGGCCGGCAAGGTTGCTAGCTCGACGATCCGGAAGTAGAGATATATAGGAGACGCTTGCGGGCCACGCGTGCCGGCAGGGGTATTCTGACGTGCGTAACAACAGAGAAGAGAGGTCCCCATGAGTGATCCAAGCCAGGGCGCAGTCCCGCAGTTCTCGTTTGATCCCCAGGGATCGCCACCTCCTCCGCCCCCTGCTGCTCCGGCGCAGCCTCCTCCCCCTGCTGCTCCGCCACCACCAACCGAAGCTCAGCTGAGCGACTACGCTCAGACTCTCATGGAGGGTGTGCCGGCTGAGCACAAGGCGATTCTGGATCAGTACGTGCCGAAGTGGGACGCTGGTGTGTCCCGTCGAGTTCAGGCGCTCCAGCAGACGTACGGCCCGATCGAGGATCTGCTCGGAAACGGGTTCACAGTCGACGAGTTGTCTACGGCGGCTCAGCTCTACGACCAGCTTCTCAACAACCCGGAGACGGCCAAGGAGATGCTCGGTCGTACCTTCGGATGGGATCAGCCTCAACAGCAGCCTCAGCCTGCTCAAGTGCAGCCTCAGCAGCAGGGCTACGGCCAGCTCCAGCAGCCTGCTCAAGTGCAGCTTCCGCCAGAGCTGACGCAGCAGATGGCTCAGATGCAGCAGTTCATGCAGCAGACGGCTCAGACGCAGCAGCAGCTCATGCAGCAGCAGCAGGAAGCGCAGGAGAACGCGCAGCTCGACGAATACCTCGGCCTGCTCAAGCAGGAGAAGGGTGACTTCGATCAGGACTACGTTCTCAGTCTGATGGCGAACGGGGTCGACGGGGCCGACGCTGTCGATCGCTTCAACGCCCTCGTGCAGCGCAATGCGCAGCCCGGTACGCCACAACTTCCAGTTCCACCAGTACTCAGTGGCGGATCAGCCGCTCCTGGCACCAAGCCCATTGCTGAGATGAACGGCAAGGAGCGGCAGGCTACGGTCATGGCCATGCTGCAAGCTGCCAACACTCAGTCGTAGAGGAGACACGGAGACACACGATGCCTGCAACACTCGCAACGGTCGATGCGATTCTCAAGGAGGTCTACGGGCCTGGCATTGAGACTCAGCTCCAGAACGAGGTCGTGCTCCCTCGGCGCATCGAGCGCACGAGTGATGGAGTCACCTCCAACGTCGGCGGCAAGTACGTCGACTTCCCCCTCAAGGTGAAGCGGAACACCGGCATCGGCTACCGTGCCGAGGGTGGACAGCTTCCCAACTCGGGGAACCAGGGCTATGCCGAGGCGCACGTGCCGCTCAAGTACGGCTACGGCCGTGTGCGGTACACCGGCCAGCTCATGGAGTTGGCGAAGACCAACGTCCAGGCGTTCACGAACGCCGTGGAGTCCGAGAACAAGGGGCTCAAGGACGACATCGCCAAGGACTCGGCGCGCATCATCTACGCCGATGGCACAGGCCTCATCGCCACCCCCACCGACACCGCCACCTCGGTGACGCACACGGTGGACAACGCCCAGTGGCTCCAGGAGGGGATGAACACCGACATCCTCATCCGGTCCTCGGGCGCCACGGTCATCCTCAACAACGTGATCGTGTCGATCAACTACGACACGAACACGGTCACGTGGACCTCGTCGTTCACGGCGGCTGCCACTCAGGGTGTGTACCGGGCGGGCGACTACAACAACGAGCCCTCGGGCATGGCGAACATCGTCAACAACGCCGGCATCCTCCACACGGTGGACCCGGCAACGGTGCCTCTGTGGGTGAGTCGCGTGAACGCCAATGGTGGCACGCCTCGCCCGCTGAGCGAGGGTCTGATGATCACCCTGTGCGACGACGTTCGTCGTGCGGGCGGCAAGACGTCGCTGATCATCACGAGCCTCGGCGTTCGGCGCTCGTACTTCAACCTGCTGGTCCAGCAGCGCCGCTACTCCAACACCAAGGAGTTCGACGGCGGCTTCCAGGGCCTCGCCTTCAACTACGGGACCGAGATCCCGGTGGTCGAGGACGTGGATCATCCGCCCCGGAAGATGCACTTCCTCGATGAGAGCGAGTTCAAGATCTACCGCTCCCGTCCGTGGCACTGGATGGACGACGACGGAACCGTCCTCAAGTGGGTCACGGACTTCGACTCGTGGGAAGCGCTGCTTCGCCAGTACAGCGAGCTCGGCACCAACCGTCGCAACGCTCACGGGCGTATCGACGACGTCATCGAGGGCTAACCCCCTGTAGGAAAGGCAGTGTTGTGGGCTTGAGAGGTGTGGACGATCAGGTTCATCAGAAGATGGTCGACCTCGGTGGGGGCGTCAGAGTGGAGCATGACGTCCTCAACATTGTCGAAAAGCTTCGAGAGTACGACGAGAACCTGATCGTCCAGATGCTTGATCCTGCTCGAGCTGACGCTATCACGGATGCTCCATTCAGGATCATGGAGCTGTGTCCAGACGGTCTCGCTCGTCCTGTTCTGGATGTGTGGACTCTGGATGAGACCGTGCTGGAGCGCATCTATGCGGCTGACAACCGCAAGTTCGACACGCTCTGGATGTTGGATCAAAACAACAACAAGGCACGGCGGTACGAAGAGCAGGAATTCGAGGACAAGACCGCAGCTCTATCCGACATGGTTCAAGGTGTTCTGAGGTCTCCGAAGGATACCTACAGGGCGACGAATCCGGTGACGGGCGAGGAGCACACGTTCCGCAGCATGCGTCGATCGGACTAAGGGGTCTCAGTGGATGTTGAAGATGTTGTTCTAGCGGTCATGCGCCAGTTTGGTGATGAGACTGGTGCACAGATCAATCAGGACGACATCTTCCGTTGGATCAACGAGGGGCAGTTTCAGATCTCTCGGAAGATCGGAGATAGTGAGGCAACTGCCCCTCCGATTCCTACAGTCAACGGCACGTACAAGTATGCGCTCCCCACCGACTTCTTCAAGGTTCAGTTTGCTGAGCTTGAGGGCATACGGTTGCAGTGGTTGACTCCGGCCATGTTCAGGAATCTGTTCACGGACATTGATTCCGCTCAGGCACAATTCGGAGCCCCAAAGTTCTTCACGATCGCTTCAATTGGAGTGAATCAGGCGCAGATATCCCTGGCTCCGATCCCGTCAGGTGTTTTGTCTCTGACGGTCGTGTACAACCGTCGTCCTCCCATCATCAATGCGACCACAGATGAGTTGACGATCCCGGAGGAGTATCGTACCACTCTTGTTACTTACTGTCTCGCCAAGGCGAAGCAGCTCGACGGAGATGATGAGGGCTTCGTCACGATGACGGCAGCATTCAAGAATGAGGTGACAGAGGACTCTCACGACTCACGTCACAAGGACGAGGAGACGTATCCCGTCATTCGTCCTAGTGCTGCTGATGTGTGGTCGTCTCAGGGGGATGTGTGGTAGTAGAACAGCCGTCACTATCGCTGCGGCGCTTTAGTGGTCTTGTCACTCATGACGAGTCCATTGAAGGCGGTATTGACGAGCTCATGCAAGCGGACAACGTCGTCTTTGATTTGGACGGCGTTGTGCGGGCTCGCAACGGACTGCACTTCTGGTCGAACGTGCTCGCTGGCGATGATCATTGTCGCTATGTGGGCAAGCTTGACATAGGCGGCGGTGGAGTTTCTAGTCGAATTCTAGCATCCGAAAACTCATACTACAAGTGGATAGGCGACAAGGCAGCGCCTAACTTGACTCAGATAGGAGTCATAGCTGTATCTAGTGGTATACGTGCAGCCAACATCGTATCGGTTAACGTGCTTGCTGGTCACGGTGTTGTTGTTGGTGACTCACTTGTAGTGGATCTTGCTACTGCATCCTTCGACGGCACGTTCACGGTAACTGCTTCTACTGCGACTACAATATCGTGGGCTCAGACCGGCATCAATGAGGGTAGTGGTGCCGGTACAGTAACTCTACGCCCCGGTAATTTCGTGACTCGTGGAGTTGAATACAACTTCAAGCTGTATTTGATCGATGGTAAGAACTGGAACGGGGGAGTTCTAACTAATACGCCAGGTCAGCCTCGCGTGTATAACGCAGCTAGCCAGCTCAACATCAGTGGCGGCGGTCATATGGAGGCTCATGCAGAGCGCATATGGCTGACCACATCGACCAGGCTGTTCTTCAGTGATGCTGGTAATGCTGAGTCTTGGCCTGCTGCCAACTTCATTGATGTTGAGCCTGGTGAAGGGTTCATTGTCGATCTCATATCGTTCCAGAACAAGCTCTTCATATTCAAGACTTACAGTATGTGGGTCTTGGAGACTCCTGGTGTTCCGACAACCTGGGTACTGCGACGACTTAGTTACACCGACTGCCTGTACAAATCAGTGGTAGAGTACGAGGGCGCCATATACTGGGTGGGACGTAAGGGAGCTTATCGGTTCGATGGCTCTAGTATCGAGAA